GACTTAAGGTCTTGATATGGCTTACGGTATGGCGGCCAAGAAAAAACCAGCAAAAAAGCGTGGTTTGTACGCCAATATCAAGGCAAAACGTGATCGAATCAAGGCGGGCTCTGGCGAAAAGATGCGTAAACCAGGCGATAAAGGCGCTCCAACCGCGAAAGCGTTTAAGAAAGCTGAGAAAACTGCAAAAAAATCGAGCCGCAAAGCGGCAGGAAGTCGAAAGTAATTGAAGATCTGGTCGTAGCTTGTCACGGTTAAGCAGTTAGACTGTTAGGCATAGAACCTTCCTATGTCTACCAATGGCTGTTATTCGAGGAGAAGAGGGCGCTGTTCAATTCGCCCCTACTGGTAGTGGCAACGCAACGATCGTTGGCACTCGTAGTTGGACGCTCAGCATCACAAAAGATGTGCTTGACACCACCAAGCAAGGCGATACTTTCCGTTCCAATATCGGAAGCATGATCTCTGGCTCTGGCACGGTTGAGCTTGTCTATGACCCTGATGCAACTGGTCAACCCACCTTTATTGAGGATATTGTTACGGCTGCTGATCCAGCAGACGCAACCTTTGAGTTGTTCACTAAAGGCACAACAAGCGGTACTGATTCAGTGAGTTTTGCTGGAATCATTACCAGCATGGATATTGGATCTACTGCCGGTGATCTTGTTATTGCAACCTGCAATTTCGTCACTAGCGGAACAATCACCAGCAATCTTGAATAAAGGTTGACCTGATGGTTGAATATCGCGGCGAACGCTTCGCTGGTTACAACAAACCTAAACGCACTCCGAGCCACCCAACAAAATCCCATGCCGTTTTGGTAAAGGAAGGTGAAACGGTTCGACTGATTCGATTCGGACAACAGGGAGTCAGTGGCTCACCGAAGCGTGAAGGGGAGTCTGCAACAGCAAAACGTCGTCGTGAATCGTTTAAGGCTCGCCACGCAGCCAACATCAAGCGTGGCAAGCTTTCCCCTGCTTACTGGGCCAATCGCGTGAAATGGTGACATGACTTACTCCGTTCCTGGCTCGGTACGCACACACCTCGTCAGCTCTTCTTATCTCGGAAGCGTTGACAGTCCATTTGTTCGCACCAAAGCGGTGATCGATCAAATGAAAGGCTGGGAGATTATGACAGCCGTGACAAACGGCACCGAATATCTACGCGAAAACAGCGAAACCTTCCTGCCACTTGAACCACGCGAGGACTATGCAGCTTATTTGGCGCGTGTCAACAGAGCTGTATTTTCACCGTATACACAGCGTCTGATCCGAGCAGCGGCTGGTTTGATCCTTCGCAAACCAATCAGTGTTGAAGGCGATCCATATTGGACTGAAGTCTTTAACAAGAATGTTGATGGTTGTGGATCAGATGTTGATGAGTATGCACGTCGTCAAGCTATTTGTGCTTTAACGTATGGACATTGCCATACTTTAGTTGATTTTCCAGCACCTACAGACGCAAGAACGCTTGCCGAAGAGAGAGCATTAAATCGTAGACCGTATTGGATTGAAGTCGAACCAAAAAACATTTATGGGTGGCGATTAGATCGCGACTCGAATTATGGCAGTTTAATTCAAGTACGAATTGCAGAAAAAGCAGTTGTGCCTGACGGTGATTTTGGTGAAAAAGTATACGATCAAGTTCGTGTCATTGAGCCAGGTCGTTACCGCATCTATCGACGAGACCAGCAAGAGCAACAGCTACAAGGCGGTGCTGCATATCCTAACTCGTTCGACCAAACCGCTACTGCTGGAGGGGAATACGAGATTGTTGAGCAAGGCATTTACGGTCTCGAAGACATTCCTTTGATAACAGTTTATGCAAATAAAATTGAAACAATGTGCAGTCGTCCACCGCTACTAGATATTGCATATCTAAACTTAGCCCATTTTCAACGCCAAGCTGACCTGATTCATAGTTTACACATTGCAAGCCAACCAATGTTAGTTATGGAGGGTTGGGACGATCAGACCAAAGACATGGCTATTAGCGTTAATTACGCAATGGCAACACAACCTGGCAACAAAGTTTATTACGTTGAGCCAGCATCTAGTGCATTTGAAGCTCAATCAGCTGAAGTGCAAGAGCTACAGCAACAAATGAGCAGCCTAGGAATTAGCACCCTTAGCCAGCAAAAGCATGTAGCCGAGTCTGCTGATGCTCGGCGTTTGGATCGTATCGACACCAACTCGATGCTGGCAATGGTTTCAATGGACTTGGAGTCTGGTCTTCAGAAGTCCTATAACTTGGCTGCAAATTATCTTGGTATTGAGCCACCTGAAGTCAAGATCAGCCGTGACTTTGATCTTCAGCGTTTGATTGGCCAAGACATTACGGCAATGGGTCAACTGCTTGAAAGCGAGGTTATTGACCGTGGTGAGTTCCGTGAAATGCTGGTTCAAGGCGAGATTTTACCTAAAGCAGCGGAATCAAGCGATGACGTTAAAGTAGGAGAGCAATAATTATTTAGACCCATGGCCAAGTCAATTGACAAGGTTTTGCAGTCAGATGGCTCTTACAAGTGGGAAATGGTTGACTCTTGGGATCCTGCATCCGAAAGAACGGCAACACCGCCTGCTGCACCCAAGGCTGCCGCAAAGCCAAAAACAACTAGAAAAGCAAAGTCTAGTAAAGTAGAAGAGTCTACTAATTCTTGATAATGGAAGAACAAGTCATCCAGGAAACACCCGTGGTGTCTCCTGAGCAACCTGTGGTTGCTGTTGAAGACGCTTCAGTTGTTGATACTTCTGCTGTGCAAGCTCAATATGAGCAACAGCTTGAGTCATTAAAAGCTCGTGCTTTGGAGGCTGAGGAAAAGTTCCAAGGCGTAAAGGGCAAGCTTGACGACGTTTACAAAAAACAAAAAGACGATCGTCGTAAAACGCTTGAAGATCAAGGTCAATGGAAAGACCTTTGGGAGGAAGCAAATCAAACCGGTCAAGAAAAGGATCAGCGCATTGCCGATCTGGAACGCCAACTGGTTGAGGAGCGAACCTCTAAAGAGACTGCTGCAATGCAGACTTCTGCGTTATCTGCGATTAGCCAAGCTGGAGCGGTGAATGCTGAGCAGCTTCTTCAGCTGATGCAAAAGAATTTGAAAAAGTCAGAGTCTGGCAAGGTTGTTGTGCTGGATGGCGGCATCGAGCAAGACATCAATGTTTATCTTGCGAAGTTGAAGAATCCTGGTTCTGGTTGGGAGCATCAGTTCAAACCAAGCAGTGCTTCTGGCATGGGAGCAAAGCCCAATTTGAATACTGCTAATGCTGCGGGTATCGCAAACCCTTGGGCAGAAGGTAGTATTAACTTAACAAGGCAAATGGCCTTGGACAATACCGACCCTGAACTTGCAGCAGTGCTCAGGCGAGAGGCCGGTAAGTAGTCCCCGTGGGACACCAATCCAAGTCCGTGACTTGATCCCCGCAAACTTTATCCCTAAATAAGAAATGGCTGCTCCATTTCAGAATTATTCCGGCGGTGTCCTACTCGCGGACATCGTCAAGAGGAATAACCTCAGCACCTATGTGTCTGAGGCCATCAAAGAGCGCAGCTTGTTCCTCAAGTCTGGCGCTGTTGTTCGTAACGCTCTTCTTGATGCACGAGAAGGCGGTACTCGCATCCAAGTCCCCGAGTTCAATCCTGTATCTCCAACAGAAGAGGTCATGGACGGGACAGCTACGTGGGGGACCAGCTCTGCTGGTTACTTGACGCCACAGAAGATCGGTACTGGCACGCAAATTGCTTCTATCGTTCACCGTGGTTTTGCTTACGCCGTGGATGACATTGCGATTTTGGCCGCTGGCGAAGATCCAATGCTTCACATCCGTAACCAGTTGGCAGATGCCATCAACAAGCTGAACAGCGCACGTCTGTTTGAGCAGTTGACTGGTTTGTTCCACACTGCTCTTAATGCTCACCGTCTTGAGAAGCAGCTTGCTGGTTCCGGCGCTACTGCTGAAGCCAACTATCTGACTGCTGCAACCGTTGCTGAAGCCCGCTCCAAGCTGGGTGAACGCGGTGAAGAGCTGGACATCTTGGTTGTTCACCCTTCCGTTGCTTACTACCTGTATCAGGTAGGAATGCTGACCTTCTCCACCTCTTCACTGGCTGCTTCTGGCGCGGTGACATGGGGTGGCGGTGGTGTTGGCATTGGTGCTCGTGAAGTTGGTGAGTTTGCTGGTTGTCGCGTCATCGTTGACTCACAAGTCAACATTAATGACCCAACAACAACTGGTAACCGCCAGGAGTTCCGTTGCTACATGCTGAAGTCTGGCACCATCCTTGAGGGTGTTCAGCAAGACCTCCGCATTGAGTCGGATCGCAACGTCCTCTCGAAGCAAGACGTTCTTTCCGTGGATTACCACACTGCTTATCACGTGATGGGCACCAAGTGGGGTTCTGCTTCGGACAACCCGACTAACGCAAACCTGCGTACCGGCAGCAACTGGTCTGCTACCTACGACATCGACCTCATCCCTGCGGTTGAGATCTTCGTCAATACTCCTTTGGATAACGGACTCAAGTCCTGATTCTGACGGAACAAAAGGCCCTACCATTAGGTGGGGCCACCTTCTTCTTTTTGCGCTATGGCTGCCACAATCAATGCCACTCTCAGCAGCGCGTCAGCGAACAGTTACGTGACGTTGGCTGAAGCCGACGCTTATTTTGAAACCGTTCCAAGCAGCACGCAGTGGGATAACAAGTCAGATGACAACAAGAACCGAGCTTTGATTTCAGCAACACGCTGGATCGACAGTCTGAATTTTTACGGTGATCGTTGCGATACGAGCCAAGCGTTGAGCTGGCCACGCAACAATTATCACGTTGATCGTGTTGAGCTGACTTGTAGTGCCATTCCGCCTGACATTAAGTACGCTGCTTATGAGCTGGCGCGTGCTTTAGCCAATGACACGGACTCAATTACAGGGACTACCGGCGATACGGGGTTATACGAAGAAGTCAAGCTTGGAGAGCTCGAAGTCAAGTACAACACTTCTAGCCAAGCTACTGGAACTGTCAATAACGTATTCGACGTTTACCCTTGGTTGCAGTCTTATCTTGGTGCTTATTGTCTTGGAGGTAGCGGTAGCTATCAAGTACGTGTGGTGAGGGGTTGAGATGGCTGGTCAACTTGACACTCTTTTCAAGAACGTTGCCAAATCAGTCGTAGCTGATTTAGGCAAGTCCCTTGATAACACTATTACTTACACGCGCAAAGTGTCTCCTGTCTATGACGTGGGCACTGGTGCGTTGACCACAACTGATACAGCTTATTCTTTTGACGCTCCATTAGAGTTTGTCGATTCACAAGAGCAAGAAGGCAGAGAGGAGCGTAAGGCAAGGTTGTACGTTACTCCCGACCAAATAGGAGACAACCAGCCAACTTTTGAGGACACAGTGACCTTGAAGTATGCAGGCTCAAATAGAGTGGCTCAAATCACTGATATTCGCACCTACAAAGGTGATCAAGAGTACCTGTTTATTTTGTTGGTGCGGTTCTGATGGCTAAGAAGCGCGGTATCGGCAACATTGAGGGGGATCTGGAGCGTTTTATAAACATGTGTTACAACGATTTGATTCAAATAATTGTTGATGAATTACCTGACGTTAGTCCTAAGGATACAGGATTCTTTGCATCAAGCTGGAAGGCTTCAACGCAAAGACCTCAAGCTAGGGATGAGAGGAAAAATTTTGCTCCGTGGTCGAAATACAGGAGCTATGGATTAAAAAAAGACGTAAGACCTCGCCACAAAGTACCAACTTTTAACTATAAGAAGCAACCTACCGTTTACATAGGCAATACGGTTTTGTATGCAACCTCTGCGCTTGCTTCAAAGAATAGCAGCATACCTCAGTATGTCCAAGGCGAAGTGGGGCGTTTAGTTAAAGAAACTTTCCGCGAGCATAAGGCTGGAAGAATTTTTGCTCTTACCGGTCAGCGAGACGTTTCTCCTGTCGGTTACACAAGGTTTGGCGAAAATCCTCTTTAAGCTATGACACTCGTTAATGCCAGAGCTGCTTTTGAAAAAGCGGTAACCGATGCAGTCGCTGCCGCTGACGCTACGGTGCTAATGATTTACGACAACGTTGCTTATACCACTCCTGGCAAAACCAAAAAGTACATTTTGATGAGCATAAACTTTAATCGTTCAACGCTACAGAACCAAGGTGCGGCTCAGGACTACTACTCCGGTGTGATCCAATGCAATGTTTACGTTCCAAAGGCTGCTGGAACGTCTGTGTTGTCCGCGATTGGTGAGTCTGTTATTGACGGTCTGACTTCTGTAAACGCTTCTGGCTATACGGACACCTATAGCGTGGTTCCTAGAGTTTTAGACATTGTGGGGCCATCTGTTGTTGAAGCAGAAGATCGTTCTCACTTTATCGGGATTATTTCTTGTCAATTCACAGCAGTGGTGTAATGTACTAGAGCAAATGGTTTTAGTTCATGCGTGCTACTGAGCTGCTTCGGAACAAGTTTGGCGTCAGCCAGCTTTATAAGCACGAAGTCAAGGACGGTGATGATGTGGTGCTTGAGGTGTATTGGCATCCATTAACGATTGCTGAAAGAGAGTCAATCCAGAAAAAATCTGGAGACGAGTCCAACGACTTTGCTTTGGGCATGATGATTGAAAAGGCGTTAGACGCTGACGGTAATCGTATGTTCCAAGATGGTGAGCGTGCTGCTCTTCGCCGTGACGTTGAGGCTTCCGTCCTTCAGGACATCCAGCTAGCAATGCTTAGCTCTGGAGCGGAGAACAAAGTGGAGGAAGCGAAAGCAGACTTGAAAAGCAAATAACGACTGGCTTTTTATCTTTTTTTTAGCGAAAGAGCTTGGTATGACGGTGGTTCAGCTTACTGAGCGCCTCACTCAAGAGGAGCTTGTGGGATGGGCTGCTTTTTTCGAGATCAAGTCAGAGCAAGAGGAGAGGTCAATTCAAAACGCTAAGTCGGGTCGTGGAGCACGAACGATGGGGTCACGGTAGACTGGAGCGCAAGACTCTACGTGCTCAGCCGTGGCCAATTACAACGTAGATATTGGCGTAAGCGTAAGGGCTCAGTCTCTCAACACTTTTAACGAAAAGTTAAAAGTTACCGAAAAAAGTATAGACAGGCTTCAAAATTTACTTAAAAAATTTAAAGCTACAGCTAGTTTCAGTGAGCTGTCTGGTGCTTTAAAAACAGCTAATAACAACGTAGATAATGCGATACGCGGAACAAAAACGTACGAAAAAGCTCTTCTAGAGGCTGCTAAGGCAGGAAGGCTGTTAAACAAAGAGTTAAGCGAAAGAGCGCGTATTCAGGCGCGATTAACTAATTCTGAATCAGGTTTTGGCGCGTTTAGCCGTCAGGCTGCCGGGCTTTCTGGGCGTCAACCGCGTACGCAGCCTCTTCGTGTCACACGTCAAAGACGTAGGGGCTTAAACCAATTTTCTTCGCCGATTGGGCCGTCACAGGCTCCAATGGCGGGGCCGCAGTTGCCGCCAAATTTTAATGCACAAATAAGAGCCGCTGTAACCGCTTCAAGGCAAGTTGAAGCTCAAGTAGAAAGAAACGCTCAGGCAAGCATTGAAGCCGCAAAAAAAGTATCTCAGATAGAGCTGGCGCTAGATAGAAAACTAGAAATGGCCGGGCTTAAACGAGAAATGAATATATTTAAAAACAAAGAAAAATTAGCAGTTCAAAGTTTTCAGAACGAAAAAAGACGAAACAAAGAGCAAGTAGCGGACTTTGACAAAAGGCTTAGACAAGCTACTACCGCAAGGAGCGCCGCTGGCAAGCAAAAAAGCAAAAGCCGCTCTGATCTTGCGCTTGGCATTGGCTTTCCACTTTTGTTTGGCGGTGGCGCGGGCTCAATTGCCGGTGGTGCGTTAGGAGCCCTTGGAGGAGGGGGAATGGGCGGCCAAGTTCTTGGCAGTGCTATTGGCGGACAGCTTGATCAATTTGCTCAAAGAACAACAAGCTTTGCACAAGCCTTGAGGGGCGCAGGAGACGTAACTCAAGAGCTTGAAGGTTTTATAGGCGTATTAAATTCTGAGACTTCTCGTCGAATAAAAATTCTTCAAGAGTCTGGACAGACGGCTAAAGCAGCAAATGCTGCTTTCAAAGAGCTTAGTAAAACTATTGGCGTTGATAACGCAAAAGCTCTTGTTCAGGCTGGTAAAGACTTTGAGACTCTTGGCAATAAGACTACTCAGTTTTTCACAATTCTTGGAGCATCAATCGCAAGTCTTTTTCAGGAGGCTTTTTATCTTAACCTGAGAGATCCGTTGTCAGGCGTGCCAGCGGCAAGCCCAGAGCTTTTAGATAGGCGCAGGCAAGCAGGTGAAAGCTTGGGTATATCCCGACTAGAGACGGCGGCTGTTCGGGCTGGCGGAACTGGCAATCTAGAAAAAGAAGCTGAGGCAGACAAAGCAATTATAAGGCAAAAAAAGTTAAACGATTTAAGCAAATTTGGAAGGGACGTCGAAGAAGGAAAGTTAGATATTGTTGAAGATCATAACGTAAAATTAAAAATACTAGAGGACGCAAAGCGAAGTATTTTGCAAATAGATTTAGCTTTACTTGATGCTACTAGACAAGCAGAGAAAGAGGCTGAGCGCTTAGCCGAGCAGAAGAAACGCAAGCAAGAAGCAAAAAGAAAGCAAGAAATGCGGGAAATGAGACAACTTCAAGAAGGAATTTTTAAAGAAGACCTAAAGCAGCTGCAAATACAGTCCAAGATTAATCAACTTAATCAAAGTGACCTTGAGGCAATAGAAACCCAAAAGCAAGAGCTTGAGTTGGTGTTAAATGCCAGAATAGATCAAGTAAAACTTTCTGGAGAAGACTTAAGTCTTCAAAAAGAAAAAATTGATACTTTAATGCTTGAAGCTTCTTTGCGGCTTGAGGGTTTAGATCAACTTGAAGAACAAATTAAATTAACTGAACAACTTAATAATTTATCAGCAGCAGCTGGATTTGATGTAGCTGGCGTAGCGAACAACATAGCCCCGTTCCAGAGGGGCATGGGAACGGAGGGCAGTCCTGTTTCTTTTGAAAAGGGAGCGGAGCTTGCGCCTTTAATTGAGCAAGAACTTCAACTTGACAAGATTCTTGAGAAGTATCCAATGATTGGCGAAGCAGCACAAGCAGCAGCCGGAATGGTCACGCTTGGCGTCAACGAGATGATTAATGGAACGAAAAGTGCAGAAGAAGTCTTCTCTGAGTTTTTGAAGAGCGTTGGTGACATGTTGATAAAAACAGCTCAGCAAATGATTGCTCAGTACATTGCTATAGGCATTGCCAAAGCTTTTGCTGGCTTACTAGGGGGATCGTCTTCTCCAGGTATTAGCGAGTTTGGGGGGAGTTTTGGAGCGTTTAGCCCAGGTGCCAGTTTTAATGTGCCAGCTTTGCCTTTCGCTGAAGGCGGTTACGTTACCGGCCCAACCAACGCTGTAATCGGAGAAGGTGGCGAACCTGAGTACGTCATCCCAGAATCCAAAATGCGTGAAAGCATGGGACGTTATTCCAGGGGTTCACGCGGTGACTCTGTTATTCCTGCAAGCGGTGGAGGCGGTGACGCATCTGGCGGTGGAACGGCAACACTGGCACCAATTGACGTGCGCTATAGCGTGGAACGCATCAACTCTGTCGATTACGTCACTGCCGATCAGTTCCAAGCTGGAATGCGAGAAGCAGCCAGCAGCGGCGCAAAACAAGGCGAACAACGTGCTTTGTCTACGCTGAGGCAGAACACGACGCAGCGTAGAAGGATTGGAATCTAATGTCTGACTCAACGCTTGCCTTTGCTCATTATTTGAGCTTGCGACCGCCTGGAAGCGGAAGCGGTTATTCGTTCCAAAACTATTGGGTGAATGAGGATGCCCCATTCTTTAATGTAGACACAGGAGCAAGAGTTGAATTTGCGTTTTTACCGTTTGCGTTCTCTGGGGCAACAGTGACTAAGGCTGGAGACAATCAGCCTGCGTCTATTGCTTTTCCCAACAACGAGCTAAGCCGTCCCTTTGCAACGATTGCTGTTCAGGATCAATACATCGCAAACGTTAGAACTGTTTTGATCAACCCAGACAACAGGGAGGATTACACGTTGATCAGCCGTTACGTCGGGCAGATTGTATCTGCGAAATGGTCGTCAATAGCTTTAACGCTTGAGCTTGCTTCAGTGTTTGATGCTGTTGGATCTGACGTTCCACGCAAGCGTTTAAATCGTCAGCTAGTGGGCAGTTTGCCTCTCACCAGCCGAGTCAGAGTGTCTTGACTGATCTTATTGATTTGATTGGGCGGCCTTACCGTCTTGGCGCTGATGGAACGGAGAAAGACGGGGCGATTGACTGCATTCATCTGGTTTACATAGCCTTGGATCGTCTGGGCATTGAGACCCCGCAGTTCAAGGAGTCTTGGTACGGGCAAACAGTTAGGCAGTTTGGGCGTGATCTGTTGCGGTGGGGAGATCGAGTTGACCGGCCTCAGTATGATGGTGACGTGCTATTGCTAAGCGAAGGCAGTCCTGTCTTTGCGGTCTTTTGGAACAAAGGATGTCTCTACATAAATCTGCATCTGAACGCGGTGGCATGGTGCCGTATAGGCACAGAGTCATTCAGCCACTGCTTCCGTATGAAAAGCGTTTAATAAATGCTCTTGGTTGCAGTGAGGAAGAGTACCGTCATTTTTCAGCAGAAGTAGAGCGTAAAAGCAAAGAAAGACCTGAAGAATACGCGCATATCCCTGATATTCAAAACGGCCCAGCGGCTGTCCCAATTCTGATCAGTCTCGTTATTGGCGTTGTTTCGACAGCAGCATCTTACTTATTGGCACCTAAGCCAAAGATGCCAGACGAACCAGCGGAAATTAGGCGTCGTCAACTTGGCAGCCAGTCTGGGCGTACTATCTTTTCGCCTAGCTTTGGTTTCGATTCAGCGCAAGAGCTTGCATCTTATGGAAATGTTGTTCCTATCGTCTTTACTCGTAGAGAAGAAGAGTACGAAACAGGCGGCTTGCTGATTTCACCGCAGCTTGTCTGGTCTCGGATGAAGAGCTGGGGAGGCTATCAAGTTGCAGAAATTGTTACTGTTGCGGGCCAAGGCAGTATTGCAAAGCCACAGCTTTCAGGTGTCTTCCTTGGCAACAATGCACTTGATGGCATTTACGAAGCGTATTTCGATTTTTATTGGAACGGTGGCTTTGAAGCTTTAGGCGCTGGCAGTCGTTTGCGTGCATATAACCTGCGCTATGGAAATCTTTTTATTGATGGCAATAACGACAATCCAGGCATAAATGGAAGTGATCAAGCATTTTATTGCCCAACCAGAGAAGGCTCAAATCAGCCTGGTTTTTGTGGAGCGTTTAGCCCAACCTCCCAAACAAGATTTGGGGTTTATTCCGGGATTCCAAACGGCACACCAGTTCGACCAGATTGGAGAGTGATTTCACTTTTAGATTCTGGCGAAGAGAAGCAAAGGGATGAAGCCGCAACACAAATGAGAAAATATGTTGACGGTTATTTAGCCATTACTCATCGTTATGGCGGTGGCCTTACAGGCGGAACGACAACTGCTGGGATGCCTGGAACGGGGGTGAACTACTGCCGTCGAATTGGAGTTATTGAGCATTATCCTGTAGGCGGTGGCGTTAATACTGTTACTCATACTGTTGAAGACAGCCGGACCTCGGCAAACCAAACTCTCGAAAGATGGGGGAACCTAACCCGCGAGGTTGAAGTCAATCCAGGCGATAAAATTGTTATTTTGCTTGGTAAGGGAAGACAAGAACCAGAGCCTTTCCCAATCGTCGGGGATCACGATTTTCCCCCAGCTGATCTAAGCGATATAAGGTCTTCGATCCAGGGCGAATCTACTCGTTACGATCAGTTGCTGAGCAAAGGTTCAACTTGGATGATTGGCAGGTCTACTTGGCAGGTTATTGAACGCCCCAACGAAAGGTACGACCCAGAGAGGCATTCAGCAAATGGATTCAGGATTACTCTTAAGTGCTTAGAAGGTTGGAGCCGTAACCAGCGCAAGATTGGCATTGTGGATCGTGCGGCAATTGAAAGCGAAAAGTATCTACCGTTTTCCGACATCGAAGAATCATATTATCCAATCCTTAAGTATGAAATTGGTACATTTCAAAACACTAGGGCTTGTGATGTAACTGAGATTGGCATTAAGTCTCAAGTGTGGGCAAAGTTTAATAGCATAACAAATTTCAACACATTAAAGTCTCCGGGCATAATGTATCAGTTGAATGAAGAAGATATTCAAGTTACTGGCGGAAAGATGACAACTTATGCCCACAGGATGTCATTGTTTGCGCTTGACGTGCGTTTGAGTGATTACGACGAAACAGCTACAAGCAATAAAGGTTGGACGAATTTAGGGCCATATCTTTTTGCAGTAGTAGGCGATTCACCTGTTGACATTTATTCCTTTATTAGGGTGACTCACCCTTCTCACAATCAGTTTGAGTACAGACTAAGACCTTTTAATAGTGCCATCCCAACGCAGCAAAGCGCAGGGACAAACACTGTCTTTGTTCTTGATGGAGCGAGAACGCCATTGCAGCACTGGAGCGTTTCAACTTATCTTGGCAGCTTTACTCTCGCAGGTCGCGGATATTTTGCTCAGCCAGTCGACTACTTTACTCATCTAGAGATGGCGATCGTTCCCGAAAAGATAACAGACGAAGATGGAAAAGTTAATCTTGTTTATGGAGGCTTCCAGCCAGACCCGTCAAAGAAAAGTGTCAGCTTGGTAAGCATTACAGCAACCGAAACAGCCGGTATTTATACGATGGGCCAAGGGATTGAGCCAAGGACTTTGAGCAACATCTTGTCAATTGTTGCTAATGAAGATCCTTACTTTGACGACATTGCAGTAGGCACGCAAAAGAATGTCAATTGGCAGTACACGAGGGACTCAGGGCGTGAGGTTTACATGGACATGTCAATTCGTGTCGTCAAGACTGACTACGACGGAACAGCTAGAAACAAGTGGTGGGAGATTGCAGCCACGGTAATTAGAGATATAAACGGTGAGTGGAACGTAGGCGATACGTTCGTCAAGTTTGCACGAAATACAAACGGGATTCAGTTTTCGTTTAAGTATGAAATTGTTTATGGCTCAACTTATCAAGAATTTGATACTCCTCAATTTGCTACCAGACTGTTTCAGCGTTACAGCGGAGTGGCGGAAGTTTCACACTATGGGGACTTGATTAGCCGCAGTTGTGACGACGGCCCTGAGCATGAATTGATTTACGTCAACGAAACGCTTAGTGAAGAGGATCCTGTTGATTACAAGGGATGCGCTGTTGCTGGGTTGAAATTGAAGTCAAGCGATAACTTTACGCAGCTTGACCAGCTTCGCTGTTACTTAAGGACTGGCGTTGAGGTGGAACGGTTGTTGGATGGCGACGTTGCTGCCAGCAATCTGCTTACAGATCTGATGTGGTATTTGACTACGAACAAAGACACCGGAACGGGTTCAATTGTTCATTCTGGTTTGATTGACCGAGACGCTTTGCTTGTGACTGCCAAGTATTTACGAGCCAATCAGCTGTTTTGGGACGATGTAATTGCTGAGCCTGTGAATCTTCGCACTTGGCTTGCTGCTCAAGCCCCTAGCGTTTTGTGTTTTACAAGCATGAAAAACGGCAAAATGTCACTTGAGCCTGCGCTCCCTTTCCGTAGCAGTGATGGAGTCATTGACGCATCCCAGCCGGTGGCGATTTCAGGCATGTTTACTGAGGGCAACATGATTGAAGACAGCCTGGAAATTAACTGGTTAGAGCTAGAAGAAAGAAAACTGTTTCAAGCTTCAGTTTTTTACACTCGATCTAGGCTTAATCAGTTCCCAGAGCAAAGGACTCTTGTTGCTCGTTACACGGATATAGCAAACAGCTCAGAGCTGCCTGTTGAGGAGTTTGACTTTAGTCATATTCACAGCACCGAGCACGCAAAGAAAGTTGCTCGATACTTCCTTGCAATTCGCCGTTATCAAACTCACACGATCACGTTCCAAACCTTGCCCTGGGGTTTAAGCCTTGAGCCGGGCAACCTTATTCGAGTTGCCAGTGAGATGAGCCCTTATCGCCCTGAGAACAATGGGGTCATTAACGACAATGGCGGTGTCATCTCTGTGGTCCCATTGGATGACGGTAACTATCCCGTTTTTTATTGGAACCGTCAGAACGCTGTAATCCAGGAAGGCACGTTAGAGATCAAGAACGGCGTTGCCACTGAGTTGTTTGGAACGGTGTTCTCCATAAAAGGAGGCTCTAACGAAGATTCGCAGATCTATCAGATTGAGGCTCTTGACGTGAACGAAGATGGAATTGTCACGATTAAGGCCAGCAATTACGCAGTAGACTCAGAAGGCAGGAGCTTACTGGCGCGTGACGCGCTGGGTGAGAACAACAACTTTGAGTTTGTCGGGGGTGATGTGGACTAATGGCATTTCCTACTATTGCGCCAACGGCAAGATCCTTTGATTATGGCGATTGGCCTGTAAAGAAATTCAAGTCTCAAAACGGGTCCGAGGTCAGGATTCTCTATGGAGACAAGAGGGTCAACCACACGCTTTCGCTTAGCTACGAAAACATCACTGACACTCAGGCCGAGCAGTTTGCACAGCACTATTACGACCAAAAGGGCACTTATCAGACTTTTGACTTTGGCACTGCCATTTCAACGATTGGCCAAGGCTGGGAAGGTTCCTCAAATTTCTTTGATGCTGGATCGGCAGTTCAATGGCGCTACGCAGAACCTGTATCGATCACTCAAGTTCGACCGGGCATAAGTAGCGTTACAGTGAGCTTTATTGCTGTTGGAGTGAGCTGATGGCCAAGGTTTACACCGGCAGAGATGGCGCTTTACAGATAGCTGGCACGACTGTGGCCAAGGTCGTCAGTTTTGCGTTCCAAAGTGATTTGGAAACGTTAGAGACCACTACGTTGAGCGACAGCATTCGCAGCTATTGCGCTGGCATTGTTGGCTATTCAGGCAGTGCGTCTTTGCTTTATTACAAGGACGACTCAGACTCAATCAATACGACTGACATTCTTAGCAAGCTGATCAAGACCGGAACAGCTGGCGTCAGCTCTACAGACACGGTTGAGTTGACGTTTCGATGGATTGATGGAACGGACAACAACGACATCAAAATGACTGCATACGTTACAAGTGCAAGCATGGGCGCTGCAACTGCTGACTTGGTTCGAGCAGAGATTTCTTTTGTTGGAACGGGCGCGTTGTCAACCGCGACAATCTGATGACCGTCTATTTAGGGACATTTGGGGAAGTTGAACTGCAAAGGCAGTTTGATGGTGGTGAGCTGTCTTCTGTTATTAATACAAGCGACGTGAACGTTACCAAAAAACGTTTTAGCTTTGATTTTGAACATGGCCAGTTGATAACAGGCGATCAACTGCAAATTAAAAGCACAGACGGAAGCGCCTTAGATTTTATCGATAGTTACACAGCCGACAGCATTACAAGGTTTATCTATGTTGACGAGCTAGATGGCGTAAGGCTTTACACGAGTTTTGCTAACGCAATTAATGGAGGGACTGCAAACGCAGTTACGCTTGCTGCTCCAGGGAATGACATCCCAATCAAGGTTGCGGTGCAGAACAGTACAGGCCGTTTGCTGGCTCAGGTCAGCAGTTTTGAGCTTAACACTGAACGGGAAACCGTTGACACGACAACGCTGTCAGATGAGTTTAGGAGCAGGATCAGCACGTTAATGTCTGGCTCTGGCCGGATGACTTGCTTTTGGGAATATACCGGCGACACCACAAATGAGCTTCCGCATTACTTGTTGGAGCTTTCTTTAAGGACTCGCGTTGGCAGTCAGTTCGGCGGAAAGTTTTACATTAAAACAAACAGCTATAACCCCAGTGGGGCAGCTGGAACGGCTGATGATGAGATCTGGTATGAGCTTACTGGAGTGCTTACGGCTTGCGCTGTTCAGTTTTCGCCTTCCACAACCGTTCAATTCACTGCTGATTTTATTACTACTGGAGCAATCCAGATCAGGATGAAAATTGATCCAACGAGTGATGTCTTGCAGGAAAGTGGGGATGACATACTCTTGGATCAGGATGCTAACGCTAAACTGCTCCTAGAGACCGACCAGTAACCGCAGAGGAATGACCGCTAATGGCTGACCTGAAAATTAGTGATCTTTCGGCCCTTACCGGAGGAAACCTGGCTGCGGCTGATGAGCTTGCCATCGTCGATTCAAGCGCATCTGAAACCAAGAAAATTACAGTCAGCGCCCTGATCGATTCAGGCGTTGATCTGATTTCAAGTGGTGGGATACCTGGAGCCAAGATTTTATTTGGATCGGCAGAGATTGCAGGAACTGCGCTTGCAAATAGCGCGGTCACAGCGACTCAACTGGCTGACAACGCTGTTACGGCTGCCAAGATCGCTGACGAGGCAACCGTTGACCTTGTCACAACCCTGCCGGGTGCTGGTGCGTTTACCGGACAGATCGCTTTAGACACTGACGACAATAAGATTTATATCTGGGACGGTTCTGCTTGGCAGAGCGTTAAGGGTGCCGGTTCGGTCAACACAATTGTTGGCAGCAGCTCTGGGTTGGTCAATATCAACATCAGCACAAGCGGTGATCAGGTCACGATCACTCCAACGCTAGATAACACGACATCAGCCGCTCATTTTCTTGGTGGGCCTACTGGTGCCGGTGGAGCGGTTGCCTATAGGGCTATTGCGGGCACGGATTTACCTGTTGCAACGACATCGAACAAGGGAGGTGTTGCCGTCAATGGCAATGGCCTGGTGATGAGTGGCAATGAGATTCGCGTTAATAACACCGTTAGCGCGAACACAACTGAATTTCAGCTCACCAAATATGACGCCAACGGCTTGATCACCAGTGGCCGTTTGGTTACAGCAGCAGACATGCCTGAAGCGGCTTCCTCTACGAGAGGCGCTGTCTTCCCTGGCTCAGGTTTAACCGTTGCTTCTGGCGGCGAGCTGAATCACACCAATTCGATTTCGCCTGGAACGTTTACCAAGGTTACGGTTGACGCTCAAGGGCACATAAGTTCAGCGACAAACATTGCAGCGGCTGACGTTCCAGAGCTGGACGCAGGCAAAACAACAACAGGCGCTTTCCCGTCTGCCCGCATTCAGAACAGCTCGATTGATGGGTCGAAGCTTGCCGACAGTTCTGTTACCAAGTTTGGTGGTGCGGGAGCAACTGACAACATTGTTACCTTCCCAACGGCTGACTTTAAGGGTCAGTTCTTCTATGACGAGAAAAACGAAGATCTATACGTTCATACGGGGAACTCATTCGTTCCAATTACTGTTATTAGCGGCAACTTAGTTCTTGCTGGAATCTATAACGCAAGCAGCAATTTGCTTGCCAGCGTAACAACTGCTGGTTCTGCTGCTGGTTTTACGGCAGGCAGTGCATTGCCTAGCCCTGCGGTCACCAACCTCAACTATTACGTTGTGGTTGATGTAAGCGGCACTGGTTCTGGCGCGGCACCTGGCGTGAGCTTGGCTCCACCAGACATGTTGGTGAGCCTTGGCACAGGAACAACGTTCAGCTTGGTGGACGTTTCCAACGCTATTGCTGGACAAACCGCCAGTAACATTTCAGTCACACCTGCGGGAAACATTGCCGCAACTGATGTTCAGGCTGCGCTGCAAGAGCTTGACACCGAAAAAGTTGGAGCTGCTAGCCCAACGTTTACGGGCAACGTCACCATCGACACGAACGGAACGATTGTCTTCGAGGGCAGCGCATCTGATGCGTATGAGACCACACTGACGGTCTCCAACCCAAACGCTGACCGGACCATCACGCTACCGAATGTGACTGGAACGGTTGTC